AGGACAAATTCCGTATCGGTTTGCGTTGGCAGGGTAATCCCAACTTCGAGCACGATCATCGCAAGTATTTCCCACCTGAGTTGCTCTTTAACGCTGTTAAAGGCTTTGATGTTGAGTTTGTGTCCTTGCAGCGTGATGAAGGCGCACAGCATCGACCTGAATGGATTGCTGAGTCCAAGCTTGACTCATGGCAAGATACGCAACTTGCGGTGGCAGGCTGTGACTTAGTCATCTCATCATGTACCTCAGTGGCTCACCTATCGGCTGCGATGGGCATACCGACTTGGGTTGCTATCCCAATCCTGCCTTATTACTTGTGGGCCTTACCTGGAAGTAGCGTTCCTTGGTACGATGCTGTTCGATTGTTCAGGCAGAGCAAATACGATACTTGGGATGATGTTTTTGAAATGATTCGCAGTGAACTTAGCGATTACTTGAATGGGGTACATCATGGCAGGATTAGATCTATGGGTTAAGGTTGAAGACGGGAAGGTAGTGCGTGGTGCTAATTTACTGCCACCTGATGTCTCAGCCTGGGGTGCTGATAAAGATGCGCTGATTCGCTCGGGTTGGTATCCCGTTGTTTCAGTGAAGCCTGATTCGATGGATACGCGCACTGAGGTGTGGGATTCTGAAAGCTACGAGATCAAGGACGATCATGTAGTCTGGACGCTCGTTAAGCGATCCAAGACGCAAGAAGAGCTTGATGCCGAGGCAGCAGAGCGTTGGCGCTTGTGGCGCATTGAGCGCAACTTCAGGCTTGCCGAAACTGATTGGGTCATTATCAAGTACCTGGAAGCAGGTCAGGCTATTCCCGAGGCATGGGCAACCTACCGTCAAGCCTTGCGTGATTTGCCTACCATCGTTGATTTCAACGGTTTAGATTGGCCTGTTAAGCCCACATGAAGTCGCTCTTCTACAGCTATGACATGGCTGTGGAGCGGGCTTACATTATCCGCATCCCAGGGCATGAGGTATCTGAGCGCAAGGCTAACGAAGCTGCTAAGTCCTGCGCCTCGATTGGTATGCCCTATCAGTTTTGGGATGCCTATAACGGCTTAGAAGACCCCATCCAGCCACCTGCTCACCACAGTCAGGTGATGAACTTGATCAAGGTGACTGACCACTACCTCACACGCGGTGAAGTGGCCTGTGCGCTCTCACATATAAGCCTGTGGGCCAAATGCATTGAAGATGACAAACCCCTTGTCATTCTTGAGCATGATGCGGTAATGGTTCAGCCTTATCGCCAGCATGCGGTTTACAACTCAATTTGCTATCTTGGGTGCCATGAGCAAACGCAAAAGGGATGGGCTGTGATGCCTACGCCACCACACGCGTCTGAAGGCCCTAATTATCATTTCATTTGCCGTGCTCATGCCTACGCAATTGACCCTGCGGTAGCTAAAAACCTGCTCTCGCATGTGATTAAGTACGGTATTGCTGTGCCTTTAGATATTCTGATTCGTGCTGATATTTTCCCGATTCATCAAATGGGCGTGTACGCTACAGACGCACCTGATAAGACTGAGACAACCATCCTTGGACGCCCCAAGCATGGCCGAACAACTGACCGCAACGATAAGTTAGCCGCATGAAAAAAATCTTGATCATGGGCCTGCCAGGAGCAGGCAAGACCTTTATGGCTGAGGCTTTGAAGAAGCGTCTGGAGGCCAGCACTGAGATCCCCGTCGAAACATTGGCGCAGTGTGAGGTGGTGCCCACCTTTTATCGACCCAGCGTGAAATGGTTCAATGCTGATGAGGTCCGCAAGAAGTATAACGACTGGGACTTTAGCCATGAAGGGCGCATTCGCCAGTCCTTACGCATGGCTGAGTTTGCCATGACTGCCAATGCTGACTATGTGATCTGTGACTTTGTGGCACCGCTGCCTGAGATGCGTCACAACTTCAAGGCTGACTGGGTGATCTGGATGGACACCATCGATCAGGGCCGCTATGAAGATACAAACAAAGCTTTCGTATCACCTGATCTCTATGACTTTCGTATTACCGAGAAAGACGCTGATAAGTGGTCTGACTTCATCGCTGACCACATCTTAAATGACCGTCGCAGACCACGCTTTGACTGGAAGAAAGAGACCGTTCAAATGCTTGGACGCTGGCAACCTTGGCATCCTGGCCATCGCAAACTCTTTGAGCGTGCGATTGCCAAGACAGGTCAGGTAGTCATTCAAATCCGCGATTGCCAGGGCTGGAACGGGTCCAATCCCTTTGCTGCCGAGCAGGTCAAGGACTTCATTAGGCGCGATCTTGATCCTCTGTATCAGGGCCAATATGAGATTCAGCTAGTGCCCAATGTTGTAAACATCACCTATGGCCGTGATGTGGGCTACAAGATTGAGCAGGAAGTGTTTGACGATGCGACGCACTCCATCTCAGCCACCAAGATCCGCGAGAAAATGGGTCTCAAATGATCCCTAAAATCATTCACATAGCCTGGAATGACAAGGAGGTGCTCAAGAGTGACGCGCCTCTCATCAAGCATGGCCTTAAAAAGCTTGTTGAACTCAACCCTGATTGGGACTTGCAGATCTCTGACGATGCTGACATCGAGGCCTACCTGCAAGAGAAAATGGCTGAGGACTATGAGCTTGCTCAGCCCTTGCACATTGTGGCCAAGACCGATATCTGGCGTCTTTACAAAATGTTCTTAGAGGGTGGCCTTTACATTGATATTGACAGGCTTTGCAACATGCCCCTGTCAAAACTAATTGACGATGACACTCGGCAAGTTTTGCCGACTTGCCGCAACCATGACTTCTCGCATGACTTCATGTTGAGTGCGCCGCATAATCCGATCTACCGATCTGCTATCAGGCACTGGCTTGGCCGTCGCAAGCTTGGCGCTGACAGCATTTACTTCCTGGGCGCGCAGACTTACATGCACGCCATCACAGAGACGCTTTTTGGCGGCATCATCGATACCAATCCAGGCGAAGAAGTGATGCAGCAAATGCGCGGTGCTGTGAACCAAGTGCAAGGTCTGAAATGCATCATGGAAGTGCCACCACATCGGACCGTCATTCACGAGGGCTTTGCAGGCAACTGGGAGCAAATGAAGCGAGACTTTTACGCTCAAAACGGTTTGCGTCACTGGACAGGTGAGTGGTGAACTTTGATAAGCGCATCATCGTGGTGGATGACTTCTTCCCCAACTTTGCAGACATTCGTCAGATTGCGCTGCAGGCTGAGTATGAAGCGCCAGGAGAGCGTAATTACCCTGGGTGCAACAGCACGCAGGCGTTTTGGTCATTGGACCTTAACAACATGCTCTCAGCGATTACAGGCGATATTGTGTTCCCAACGCCTACCTCAAGCTGTGGCCACTTTCGCTTTACCTGCGAGCATGACACTTCAACCCAAGTCATTCACTTTGATCCCAAGCCTCAGCAGGTTTGGGCTGGGGTTATTTACCTAAGCCTGCCCGAGCATTATGCTGGCAAGCAGGCTGGCACATCCATGTATCGCCACCGCAAGTCAGGCATGGAAGTAGCGCCACGGGACCATATCGAAGCACAAGCCATCGGTGTTACGACGCACGATGACATGGTCAAGTTCTTTGAGACTGAAGGCAAGAACAAAAACTTATGGGAGCCTGTTTTTGACGCCCCGATTCGGACCAATCGCTTGGTTTTGTTTCGGCCCTGGATGTGGCATTCGATGGGAGATCACTTCGGTACCGATGTGACTAACAGTCGGCTGACACAGTTAATTTTCTTGAATGCTTTATGACCATGGAACAAAACATCGAAACCAAGTTTTCAGTCCACGAGGCAGTTTGTGCGCAGCGTTACGAACAAATTGAAAAGCGACTAAAAGATGGCAGCACACGCATGCGGCATATTGAGATCTTGTTGTACATCACGATTGCCGCGGTCTTGCTTGGACCAGGTGTCGCGGCCATGTTTGTCAAGAAATTGTTTGGGATATGAGCCTTGACCTTTTTGTGTTTATTCATTCTGTGGGTCTGCCTATTGCTGCCGCTTGCGTTGGCGGTTACTTTGTTTTCCTAACCCTGAAATTTATCCTGGCAGGCGTTACCAGTGGCGTCAACAGTGTGGCAACTATGGTTAACCAGCTTGAAAAGCGCATCGAGACGATGAACACGCAATTGCAGCGCATTGATGTCAAAGTGACGCACAGTCTTGGCTTGCAGCCCGATTACGGGCGCTTGGCTAGGGCTGAGAAAGAGGACAACAGGAAGGATTAAATGGACTTTAATGTCGGCAAACTGGTTGAGGAGTATGGCTTCCCAACGATTGCCGTGGCTGGTCTTATTTATCTGGTGTTTTATGTTTGGAAGTGGTCAACCGAAGAGATTGACCCAACCTTGAGTCAGGCAAAAAAGTCTGTCATTTCACTCATTGATCGGGTCAGGATGTTGGATAACGATTTGATTAGGCTAGATGAAAAACTCCAGACGGTGTTGCAACTCCGAGGTGAGAAAATTCAGCGCGAAACACAAAAGGCCAAGGAAGAGATCAACAAGAATGGAGAACACTGATGTTTGAATTACTTGGTGGCGGTCTACTTGGGAGCATCTTCGGAGGCATCTTTCGACTTGCTCCTGAAGTCCTAAAGTTCTTGGACAAAAAGAACGAGCGTCAGCACGAGCTATCCATGTTCCAACTTCAAACCGACCTGGAGAAGATGCGGGGCGAGTTTAAGATGGAGGAAAAGTATGTTGACTACTCCATTCAGCAGATGGACACAATTAAAGAGGCATTTAAAGAGCAGGCCCAGACCGCAAAAGAGGCTGGCTGGATCGCTAGCTTTATCACTGCTATTACCCGCCCCGGTCTTACTTGGATTGCATTTGGCGTATATGTGGCTGTCAAAGCTGCTGGCCTGACGATTGCTTTTCAAACCAATGCAAACTGGGCTGAAGTGTTAACCAAGAGCTATGATGAAGATGACTTCGCCATGCTGAACATGATGATTTCATTTTGGTTCGTTGGCAGAAGCATAGAGAAGTACCAAAAATCGTGAATGAAGCAAAAAAGCTTTGCAAGGATGTATTGATCAAGCCTTTTGAAGGGCTGGCCAAGCGTTTACCTGATGGCCGTGTGACGGCTTATCCCGACCCTGGTACCCGCGGTCATCCATGGACCATAGGTTGGGGCGCTACAGGCCCTGAAATCAATCCTGGCACGATATGGACCATCGAGCAGTGTGAAGATGCCCTAGACCATCATGTTGAGTATTTCGTGCGTGGTTTGCTCAAGATGTCACCCAGCATTGCTAAAGCGCTTCCGAGGCGCGTAGCTGCGGTTACAAGCTGGGTCTACAATTGTGGGCTTGGCAATTACAGGGTAAGCACCTTCAAAAAACGCGTCGATGCTGACGATTGGGATGGCGCTGCCGAGCAGTGCTTGCTGTGGAATAAAGCCGCTGGCAGGGTTTTGCCAGGCCTAACCCGTAGGAGGGCGGCTGAGGCCGCGTTAATGCGATGAGTTCAGCAACCAAGTCAGATCCAGGCAAATGGAAGCGCATTGTTGCCTCAGTCAAAGCCTCGGGCAAAGGCGGTAATCCAGGTCAATGGAGCGCCCGTAAAGCACAGCTAGCCACACAGAAATACAAAGCCTCGGGTGGGGGTTACAAAGGCCCTAAAAAAGCGGATAATTCGCTCTCAAAGTGGACCAAAGAGGACTGGGGTACGCGCAGTGGCAAACCCAGCACTCAAGGACCCAAAGCAACTGGCGAGCGTTACTTGCCCAAAGCAGCACGAGAGAAGCTCACCCCTTCTGAATACGCGGCAACAACTCGAGCCAAGCGTGAAGGAATGCGGCAAGGCAAGCAATTTGTGCCCCAGCCCGAATCGATTAAGAAGAAGGTGTGGTAATGGCCTACGCAATGACCTACAACAACCTGGTGACGGACATCCAGCAGTACCTGGAGCGCACCGACGCCGAGACCGTTGCCCGTATTCCCACCTTCATCGGACTTGCCGAGCAAGTCATTGCCAGCCAGATCAAGTTTTTGGGCAACCTGACCGTGCAAAACAGCACGATGAATGCAGCCAATCCCGTGATTGATAAGCCTGCACGCTGGCACAAAACAGTCTCAATGAACATCACGGTGGCAGGTAAGCGTTATCCTGTCCTGCTACGAAAGTATGAGTACCTGCGTGAGTATTGGCCTGATGCCACAGAGACAGGCGTGCCCGTTTATTACGGCGACTACGACTACACACACTGGCTGGTGGTTCCTACGCCAGCCGCCAATTACACCTTTGAGGTGTTGTACTACGAGCGGATTCAACCGCTCGACTCTTCCAACCAAACAAATTGGTTCACCATTTACGCCCCGCAGGCGCTTCTGTATGGTTCTTTGTTGCAGTCTATGCCGTTCCTCAAGAACGACGAGCGGATGCCCATGTGGCAGGCAAACTATGACCAGATCATGCAGACCCTCAAAACCGAGGATGTTCAGCGTATTGGTGACCGTCAAGCCGCAGTATTGGATACCTGATCATGTCATATAACAGCCCCTTCACAGGCAATGTCATCCAGCCAACGGATGTCTCCTATCGCCGTATTATTTTGACGGCTGACTTGCAGTTGGAGTGGCCTATCAATGGCACAGCAACTGACGATGCCGCCGCTCGAATCATGGAGGTGTCTACTGCCTCCGCCGCAAACGAGTTGTGGATGCCGCCAGCCAATCAGACTTCGGTTGGTAACGACGCGCTGATCCGAAATGTTGGTGCCGTTACTTTGACGGTCAAAGACTACACTGGCTTGAACACCATTGTGAGTATTGCGGCTGGTGAGGCTCAATACATCTACATCACCACAAACGCAACCACAGCAGGTACTTGGGGCATCATTGCTTACGGTATTGGCTCTTCTGGTGCGGATGCCGCTACGCTGGCTGGATACGGCTTGTTGGCGATTGGTCAGACATTGAACCAAAGCCAGCCT